GACGCACCAGATCCTACACTATATCCAAAAGGAATGTTATTGTGGAATCTACGTCGTAGCGGATTTAATGTATTAGAATATGTAACAAATTATGTAGATGTTAATGCACGTAATCCACGTCAGTCTAATTCTCCAATGACTACTTATTATCCAAATCGTTGGGTAACACATGCCGCTAATCAAGTTAACGGTTCCGGAGCATTTGGTCGCAAAGCAGTTCGCGAAGTAGTATTGGCTGCGTTGAACGCAACAATCCAAGGTAATCAACAAATTCGTGACGAAGAATCACGTGTGTTTAACTTGATTGCTTGCCCTGGTTATCCAGAAACAATTAGCGAACTAGTAGGATTAAATGCAGACCGTGGTTATACAGCATTTGTAGTCGGCGATAGCCCTGCACGTTTAACACCAGATGCTACAAGTTTAAGCAACTGGGGTAACAACGTAAACAATGCAGTAGTAGATGGCGACCAAGGTTTAATTACAACAGATCCGTATCTTGGTGTATTTTATCCATGGGGTTACACTACAGACTTGTTAGGCAACAATATTGTTGTTCCACCCAGTCACATGATTTTACGTACTATTGCATTAAGCGATAACGTAAGCTATCCTTGGTTTGCTCCAGCAGGAACACGTCGTGGCGGAATTACAAATGCTAGCTCAGTAGGCTATGTTGATTCAGCAACTGGCGAGTTCGTAGCAACAGCATTAAACACTGGACAACGTGATACACTTGCTAGTATTCATGTAAACCCAATCACATACTTAACAGGTATTGGATTAGTAAATTATGGTCAGTACACACGTCAATTGACTGCAAGTAGTTTAGATAGAATTAACGTAGCACGTTTAGTTGTTTATCTACGCCGTCAGTTCTCACAATTAGCAAAACCATATATATTTGAACCAAACGACACAATTACACGTAATCAAATTAAACAAGCGGCTGAACAGCTATTGTTAGAATTAGTTGGACAACGTGCATTGTACGATTATCTAGTAGTGTGCGATACAAGTAATAACACACCTGCAAGAATCGATAGAAGCGAATTGTATTTAGATGTTGCTATTGAGCCAGTGAAAGCTGTTGAATTCATCTACATTCCATTACGTTTAAAAAATACCGGTGGCATTAAAGCTACTGGTGGTGTATAATTAGGAGAACATCAAATGTCAGTCGCATCATTATCAAGATTTACAGTACCATTAGCTTCGGACCAAAGTTCAGCAACTCAGGGCATGTTAATGCCCAAGTTGAAATATCGTTTTAGAATTAGTTTTGAAAACTTTGGAACAGACAATGCCACTACAGAATTAACAAAACAAGTAGCAGAAGCCGCTCGTCCACAAGTTACATTCGAAGACAAAACTATCGAAGTTTATAATAGTAAAATTCACTATGCCGGTAAACCAACATGGCAGAAGATGACTATCAAACTACGTGACGATGTTACAAATGCGGTTACTAAACTAGTTGGTCAACAAGTTCAAAAGCAGTTTGATTTCTTTGAACAATCTAGCGCAACAAGCGCAGGTGATTACAAGTTCACTATGCGTATCGAAATGTTAGACGGATCAAACGGTGCAGACGGAGATCCTACTAAGTCTTTAGAAACTTGGGTTCTATACGGTTGCTATGTTCAAGAAACTAATTTTGAAACATTGGCATATAACAGTTCAGATCCGATGATGATTACATTGGGCATACAATACGACAATGCACAACAAACTGCTCCAGCAGGATTGGCGTTTGGTGCTCAAGGATTTACACAAGGTCGCGGTACAGCGGCTACAGGTGGTGGCGCACAAGCTAGTACATCGTTTTAATAAAAGCCCGCTTAGGCGGGTTTTTTATTGAATAGCCATTAACTACCCATATTAAGATCACGTATAAATAATAGTATGGCATTTACACCCTCAAATCAATTAGTTGCAGATTCGTTCGTTAATCTACGAGACTGGGAACACGCGGCTCGACTATTCGTAGATGATCAGTTTAGACTGGCACCTAAATGGAATTTTGGATTTCATGTAGCTTTTAATATTAACCCTGCATGTTGTAAAAATACTTCATTATTACAAGCATTTGGTCAAGAAGTAAACATGCTAGTTAAAAGTATAGATTTACCTAAGTTTACGGTAACTGTTGACCAAGTTAATCAATACAACAGAAAAAAACAAATACAAACACATCATAAATTTAATGATGTTGTGGTTAAATTCCATGATGATAATATGAGTTTAATCAATCAAATATGGCAAAATTATTATAGTTACTATTATGCAGATAGTACCAGTGCTCAACAAACCGGAGCCTACAATAGAAACGCAACTAGAAGTAGTGATTTTATTACTACTCCTTACGGGTTTGATAATGGCTCTACTGTACCATTCTTTAACTATATAAAGATTTATCAGATGGCTCGTCACGAGTGGATTAGCTATACTTTAGTAAACCCTATAATTAAATCTTGGGATCATCAAAATCTTGCTTATGCTGGTAATACTCCTCATGATTTTGCAATGACATTATCATTTGAAGCAGTAACTTATGACATGGGGTTAGTTACCGATGGAACTGTTGAAGGATTTGCGCAAACACATTACGATCTTACTCCGAGCCCGTTACAAGGCCAATCTACAGGAACTAGTGTAAGCCCGTCCTTTGTTCAAACAACTACACCATTAGATCCAACATCGGTATTAGCTAATAATGCCAACACTGTAAATAACTATCAAAATCCATTAATGTCGGCTTTGCCAACAGTAAATGCAACAATTCCTTTTGCCGGTAGTCCTTCAAACCCAAGCGGATTACAAGGCGTAGCATTTCCGACTAGTAACACAGCAACTAATACAACTGTAGCAACTCCAGTTAATTTAGTCTAACCAATAGAGAAACAAGATGCCAGGAAATTTACCTACTATAATAGATAACACTGATACTAAATCTTTTTTTGATAAATTTTTTGTTAATCAAATAAGTTTTCCAGCCAACGAAATTGATATTACAGTGGCATTTTTTACCAAACGAGGATTTGATATAGAAAGCGCACGTAGTACAGCTATAGTGGTGTTAAATCAAGCAAAAGCAGATAATGTAAATGTCTTTGATTTGTTAAACAGTTTAAAATCATTAACAGATGTGCAGTTAAGTCAAATAGTTGCACAAATTCTAAATACGTATAGAGAAAAAGTAAGTTTACTAGGTTATAGAGTAGCCCCAATTGTAAACACTTACGAAAGTAGAAATATTTTAATCTAAAATGGCTAACAAGTTTGCAAAGGGCAAATTTGTAATGGCCCATCCAGAAAAATATGTAGGAACAAAGATTCCGTTTTATCGTAGTAGTTGGGAATGGACATTTATGCGATTCTGCGACAACAATGATAATGTACACAAGTGGGCTAGCGAAGCTGTACAAATTCCCTACAGAGATCCATTAACCGGCAAACAAACTGTTTATGTTCCTGATTTTTTTATACAGTATGTAGATGCTAAAAATCGAATATTGGTAGAATTAATAGAAATTAAACCTGCTAGTCAGACTATATTAGAACGTGTAGGAAAAAACAAATATAATCAAGCACAGTATGTAAAAAATCAAGCCAAATGGGCTGCCGCTAATTTATGGTGCAAACAGCAAGGAATCAGGTTTAGAATTCTAAATGAAAATGATTTGTTCCAAATGTAAAGCTGATAAGTAATGTATGACTAAAAAATTAGAAGAAATTTTAAATTTACCTACAAGCAAAAAAATTGTTAAGCAGGAAGAAAAAGAAGCTAAGAAAGCTGAAATCGCTCAGCCATTTATTCGCGACATGAGTGAATTTGATAAAATATCAGCCGCACTACCCCAAGTTAAAGGCTTGGGTGATATTGCCGACGGTGAGCTAGATGATTTAGCTTTGAAAGCTACAAATGCCTACGAAGACATTATGGATTTAGGCATGAACGTTGAAGCCAGATATAGTGCTAGATTGTTTGAAGTAGCCGCCGGTATGCTAGGGCATGCAATATCCGCTAAAAGTGCTAAACTAGATAAAAAACTTAAAATGATAGATCTTCAGTTGAAAAAGCAAAAATTAGACAATGACGCCAACGGAGTCGACGATAGTGTTACTATTCAAGGCGATGGCGTTATTATTTCAGATCGCAATAGTTTGTTAGAAAAACTAAAGCAAATGAAATAAATACAGTACTGGGACCTAATATGAAATCATTTAAAGAATACTTAACAGAAAGCAAAAAAGTTTACGAATTTAAGATCAAAATTGCGGGCGATTGCCCTAAGGATTCTGTTGCTAAAATTAAAGAAGCATTAGCTTGCTATAAAGTTGAATCTTGTTCGGCTGGAAAAAGTACTCCTATTACAGAAAAACAAGTTGATTTTCCAAAATTAGAAAATGTTGGAGCGACAGTTTTTGACATAGTTGTCGGTTATCCAACAACTAACGCACAGATCCGTGAAGCAGTTGCTAAAAAATTAAAAATTGCAATGGCAGAAATTCGTGTACGTAGTAGCTATGAAGAGGAAGAACTTGCACTTAATCATCAATATGATGAAAAATCAGGTAAAGCATATTTAGGCACAGATTATGAAGCAAGCGACCATCAAGATTTAGTAGGCGAGCAACATAAGTTAAGTTTCCTAAAAGATATTCATTCAATGAGTCGAGAATTAGAAGAAGTAACTGGCACTAATGATCAATTATTTCCTAAGCCTGCAAAAGGAAAAACACAAGATATGCAATCTGTTGTAACTGAGAAATCAGGAATGACTAGCATAATTGGAACCAAACAAAATAAATTAACACCTTATGCCAATAGTGTTAAAAACAGCCTAAACGTAGCGGCTAAAGGAAAATAAAATGGATATCAAAGATATTTACAAACGTGTCAGAGCAATCGACGAAAATCAATCAGTAGAAGAGTGCGGCGACATGATGCCTCTTCCAGCAATAGCTCATGCTCCTAGCCAATCAGATTCAGTCACTATGAATGTTAGTATGAACGGCAGTGGCCCTGGCGGCATCCGTGATTTAATGGGTATCTTACGTAATATCGAGCACGGCGAAAATCCAGCAAATGATGCCGGCGGACACGATGAATTAGATGCATTATTTGGTGAACCAGAAACTCATGGAGCAGACGAATTGTTAGGTGCTAGTTCTGCAATGGGAGAAGAATACGGAAACAGTATGCAAGGCGCTAGTGGGGAAATTAAATACAATGCGTCTACAGTTACTAATTTAGGTTCAAATGACGGTCGTGCTGGAACTAAAGCACGTAAAGTCAACGGCGGTGAAAATCCAATGCACGAATCATTAGTTAATCGTCTAGATGAATTATATCAAGAAGTTAAAAGTAGAGAAGTAGACGAGTCCGCAAAATGGCGTGATCCTAAGCATAAAGATAAGTTATATACACAGGAACCTCGAGATCCTGATGATTATTATCAAAGCGATGACGATTATTACAATCCAAAACCAGATGACTATCCTGGCGCTAAAAATCTCAAAGGCGGCGGCGAGTATGACCATAACGATCCGTTGAGACAAGGATATGGACGCTATGGTGTAGGTTCTTTGAATACACACGGCAAGCGTAAAGGCATGCCCAGCAGAGATCATATCCGTAGCTTAAAAGGTAGTATCAAAGACGCTCACGGAACTCATCCTACTCCAAAACTTCCAAAGTAAATCTTTACTTTGCCAAATAGGCTCTTCGGAGCCTATTTTTTTCAGTAAATAACAATATGGCAAAATCATTAGACGGCGTCTTAACAAAGAAAGCCCATACCAAGGAAACGTTTACAGAAGAACAAGTTCAACACTTGTTAAAGTGTGCCGATCCGGTAGAGGGTTATATGCACTTTGTCAAAAACTTCTTTCACATACAACATCCTGTCAAAGGTAAAGTTAAGTTTGAACCATACGATTATCAAATAAGGTTGCTACATAGTTATCATGATTATCGTTTCAATATTAACATGATGCCACGGCAAAGTGGTAAAACAACATGTGCCGCTGGATATCTATTATGGTACGCAATGTTCCATCCTGATCAA